AGATTTTGAAAAATTATTTATGTATTTCTATATTAGAATTTAAATATTCATTTATGGCTTGGTATGAGTCTAAGGGACTTACAAAAGACTCTGTTTCAGTTTACTTAAAAAGATGGAATTTATATTTAGAATTCCAAGATTATAAAGAAAAAATATTTGCTTATTCAGATCAAGCAATAAAAATTCTAACAAATAAGGATCTTCAATATGAAGAAGTTTTAGGAATTTTAGAAAATAATATTTATAAAGTTAAAGAAATTAGAAAACAACTACTTCCTGCTATTGAAAAAAATAAAATGGAATTTCTTCCATCTGGACAAAAGTTTTTTAACTTTAAAAAAGTTGAAAAAATGAAGAAAAGAACATTGAAGTTAAAAGATGAAGATAAGCAGGAATATAAAAGAGAACTAACAGAGTATATAAAAAAATTACAACAACTAATGGAGGAAATATGATTTTTAAAGATGATTTAATTGAAAAAGCAAAAACTACTATAAAAAGTAATGAATCTTTAATAGAAGACGATGCTGCTGTTGCAATGTTAGGTATTGCAAGAATTATTGCAATGAAGAAAGAAAATGAAGAACTTGAAATTTTTATAAAAGTTTTTAAAAGACTTACAGAATAAAAAGAACTTTATCAATTTTGCACTGCAAGTAACTTGCTCGTGTTGATAAAGCCCTCAGACAGTTTTATTTTACAGTAAGTTATTTGTGGTGTCAAGAAAACAGGAGGACATGATGCTAGAAATAAGAAAAATTGGAGAAAATTTATGGCTTGTAAATGGTGAATACCTTACAAATGATTATAGCAAAGCTGTAGTTATTGCAAATAAAGGTAAAAAAATTAATGGTTTCACTATAAATAAAAGTAAAAAAGCAAGTTTTTGGAAAAACTTAAAATATAAACTTAATTTTCCATTTCTTCTATTAGAGAGTTGGATGTGAAATAATGAAAAAGATTGAACTTGTAAATAATAAATTGAATGTTGAATTAAAACCAGGAGATATTATTTTACACAAATCAAAATTAGGTATAGCTAAATATGAACTTTTTTCAATAAAATTAGATACTTATTTTATAAAAAGAATAGAAGTTACTAGAAAAAATATATTATATTTCACAGTTTCTAAATTTTGGTTTGTAAAAAAAGGTACAGAAACTTATTTATTCGGAGATGAGGATATTGCATAAAGTGGTTGAAATATATATGGAATGTGGAAATTTTTATGAAGCTGTTAAGAGAAGTGGTTTACCAATATTGGCTGCACATAAAATTTTATTAACAAGTGGTCTTTTAAAAATTCAAGACAAAATAAAATATGGTGGAAAAGCTACAAGATTAGGTGGAGAAGCTGAACAATATTTTCAAAAGTTAGTTCCTGATGCAGTTAATGCTAATAAATATTGGCAAAAAAATAATCCAATCTTTGATTTTTGCTTAGATGGATTATATATAGATGTAAAGTACTCATCTATAAGAATGAGAAGTGGTAAAAAATCTTGGGGTTTTGAATGCAACAATAAAGCAGATATTTATGTTGGTTTTTTAGAAAGTGAAGAAGGGACTGGTTTAAAAGCTCCTTATATTATCATTTTCCCCACTCAATTTATATCTGAAAAAGGTCACATGACTGTAACTGAAAAGACCGATAGATTTCAAGATTTTCAAGTAAAAAAAGAAGAACTAAGTGAACAACTTAAAGAATATGCACAATTAAAAAAAGATGGCTTTTTATAAGGAGAATAAGAAAATGGATATTTTAAAATTAGCTTTAACTGCTCTTCTAGCAGAAAGGAGTAAAAATGAGAAAAGCTCAAAAGACTGTGAAAAGACAAATCAAGATAAATGAAAAGAAAGAAATTAAATTTATAGAAAAACCTACTGAAAGTGAGCTTGATGCTCTTAGTTTAAAGACTCTTTTACTTTCATTAGAAATTATAATTAGTAATCATCAAAAAGTTTGGAAGAATGAAGAAGATGGTTATTTAAATACTTATTACAAAATACTGATTGGTAGATGTAAAAATTTAACATCTGAAATTTATGACAAATGCTATGACAATGTCAAAGAACAGGACATAGAATATGAAGATAATTTCTACACTAGACAAGTAATGAAAGCACATGTTAAAGACTGTGCAAATTCTATTTGGGAAAAAGCACCAATGACCTTTGAAGATAAATTGCAAAGGCTTCCAGCTGGATTTACAGACACAATCCATTCTTGGAATAAACTTATTAAAAATTTTAAATTAGATAGAGTTAAAAAATTAGTCAATGAACTTAATATTAAAGAAGAAGTTCAAGAACTAATAAAGTCATCTGAAAAATACTTAAATATGGTTGATAGAGAAATCATGAAAATTAAAACTGCTTAGGGGGATAAAATGAAAGAATTAAAAATAAAAGCTTGGTTAAAGAAAGAAAAGAAAATGGTTGCTATTATTGGAATAGATTTCAACTATGAATATATAAGATACACAGAAGATGATAATTTATTTAATGAAAATTATAAAACAGCTGAATTTAAAGATATAGAGCTTCTACAATTTTCAGGAGCAAAAGACAAAGCAGGTCAAGAGCTTTATGAAGCAGATGTAATTAAATTCAATGATGGTATAGATGATATTTATGGATTAATTTCTTATGATGATGAAGATGGGAGTTATCGTGTTTCTTATGAAAATATTACAGAACATCTTTCAGACCTGGAAGGAGATTTTGAAATTGTTGGTAACATTTTTGAAAACCCAGACTTACATGAGCAACTAGGATACTAATGGTTTTATTAAAAAAACAGTTAAGGAGAGGAGCTGACTATAATGTGGAAGTGTAAAAAATGTGGAGAAAAGATTCTAGGATATTATACAGGTCTTGTTGATATTGATAAAAATGGTTGTGCAATAGATGGAACTCAGCAAGAAGAAGAAGTTATAAAGTATATTTGTGGTTGTGAGGAAGATGTAAGATTTGGAAGAATAAGAGAACTTAAAAGAGTTGCTGAGTGGGTTGATGAGGAATGACCACACATAAAATAGAATCATTAATTTATACCTATTTTCAAAGTGGAAGTTTAGCAATCGTTCCAAAAGTAACTAAAAATAATGGATGGCTAGACACAGAAGCAGACCCTATGATTTGGAAAAATATAGTAAATCATGAATGCGACATGTTAATTGTTACTAAAAATCGCTACTTAACAGAAGTTGAAATAAAAATATCTTTATCCGATTTAAAAGCTGATTTTAAAAAAGAACATCAGCACAAAGATGAAAATATTAAAAATTTCTATTATGCTTTTCCAGAAGAAATGAAAGAGAAAGCATTAGAATTAATTCCAGAAGAATGTGGAATTTTAATAGCAGTAGAAAAGAAATGTAGTATTCCATATAGAACGATTGAATGTTATAGAAAACCAAAAATAAACAAAGAAGCTAAACCTGTGAATGATATAGTTCTATCAAAAATTTATAGACTTGGCTATTTAAGGTACTGGAATTATAGAATGTCAGGAGGAATAAGTGAGTAAATATAGAGTTGGATTTTTATTAAGTAATAGTCATAGTACTAATGCAAAAGTTATAGATTTAGTTGATGATTGGGATTATACAGAAAAAGAAGCAAAAGAAATAGTAAATAGTGATGATAAATTAAATGAACTTTTAGGAGAATGGTTGTCAGAAGTAATGTGGTCTGAAATAAAATTTTTAAAAACGAAGAAAGAGCAAAAAGAATGGGTGAATTTGAATGGCTAAAAAAATAAGTAAAGAAATTATTAAACTAGCAAAAAAATATTCAAAAAGCAATAATAGAAAGGCTTGTAAAATAACTAGGAAAATGTTTTATACAGGTTTAGGTAGACACCAATATTTTGGGAATGGTATTTATTTTAAATTTAATAAAGGCTACAAAAGATTAAAAGCTAAATCTAAAAAAAGAAATGGTAAAAATAGAATAAAAGGTAACAAATATTTATATCAATGTAATTGTGGACATCAATTTGCTTCAAATAAAAAATGGAATAATGGAGAAATATATTGTCCAGAAATAGATTGTAAAATTTGTATAGAAAATTAAATAGAATTGAACTAAGATAAAAAGATTTTGGAATAAAAAAGCTCCACAGTCTTATATTAAAGGGAGTAGATTATGGAAACTAATAAACCAGTAAAAAATGAAGAAATAAATATAATAAAAAGAGCAGTAGTAGAGCAAATTGAAGAACTTTACAATAAATTAATTTTAAAGAAAAAGGCTTCATAAATGGAAAAAGTTGCAATTTATATTAGAGTATCAAAAAAAGAACAAACTAGGGACAAAGGGAGTGATAGCTCCCTTAATCTTCAATTAAAAAAATGTTTAGACTACTGCAAAGAAAAAGGTTATGAAGTCTTAAAAGTTTACCAAGATATTGAAAGTGGAAGAATAGATGACAGAAAAGAGTTTAATGAACTTTTTGGAGCTATTAGTAAAAAAATATATACTAAAATAGTTTTTTGGGAAATTTCAAGAATAGCAAGAAAAATTTCAACAGGAATGAAATTTTTTGAGGAGTTAGAATTATATAAAATTACTTTTGATAGTATCTCACAGCCATATTTAAAAGATTTTATGACACTTTCTATATTCTTAGCTTGGGGTACTGAAGATTTAAAGCAGATGTCTTTAAGAATAAAAAGTAACTTGGAAGAAAAAACAAAAGCAGGATATTTTGTTCATGGTAGACCAGCAACAGGCTATATCAGAGGAGAAAATAAAATGATTATTCCTGATCCTGAAAAGGCTCCTTATATACTTAGTATTTTTGAAACATATGCTAAAAATTTTAATCTAACTGAAACTGCTAGAATATTTAATAAAACAAGAATGGATATAGTTGATATTATTGATAATAAAATTTATATTGGTTATGTCCCTCTAAGAAAATATGTAAAAGAATTAAATCAAAAAAAGAGAACTCAAGTAAGTAAAAAAGACATAAAGTGGTATAAAGGACTTCATGAACCAATTGTTCCTCTTGAATTATTTGAATTTTGTCAGTCTATTAGAGAAAAAAATATAAAATCAAGAGCTTTTTATGGAGATTATAAACCTTATTTACTGTTTTCATCTATGATTTATTGTGAGTGTGGAGATAAGATGTATCAGCAAAAGAGAAACAGGAGTTATAAAGATAATACTAAATATGCTTATTACTCTTATTCATGTAAAAATAGAAAGCATAAAAAATCCTTCTCTGCTAAAATTATGGATAAAACTATTAAAGAAATGATTTTAAATTCAAAAGAATTAGAAGATTTGAATAATTATAATTCTAATGATATTGAGAAAAATGAAAAAAAAATATTAAAACTTGAAAATAATTTAAAAGTATTAGAAAATGA